ACTGGGGACACCATATCGTTGCCCTGGTATGAAAATGCTCCGTATTATATTATCATTAATGATGTGTTGGTTGCTGATACCGGAACACTTGCACTATCATTGGATTATACTGATGCGGCGGGTGATAACGCTGTTGCCGAAGTTATTACTATCAATTTTTCAGGTGATGGCGATGATGGGAAGATTTTATTGACAACCGGATCGGCAAGCAAAGACCTTGTTGACAAAGACGCTGCCCAACTAACCGGCGAAAAAATAACATTATTCATTTGGTTTGACCCAGTGGGGCAACTCATGGAGGTGTTGTGGACTTCTTATTATCAGACCACCGGGCCGGAAGGTGTGTTGTATGATTTACGTATTGCCAGTATAACCGACCGGTCTCCGTACAGCGTGGCGGCAGGTCGTATAGATCGGATTACCATTACAGACGCCGGGTCCGACGCGACGTTTGATGATTTAGATGTCTGCCGAAATCCGGTGGTGTGTGGTATTGATTCGTTTGTGGCCAAGCACAGCACCGACCATATTGCTCCCACGAGATTATCGCCGTTGATAAAAGTCGCTGGGATATTTCCCCAGCCGCGAAAGGCAATAGTAATTGGCACGAGCGGGCAGAAACTATTAATCGCAAACACAAGTACCAGGTCAGCATTTACCACCCAGTGGGATACGGCGGGTAGCGATCAAGATATGATTGCTTTTCGTGATGTTACATTTTTACTGTTTATGAGTGTTGCGAATGACATTGGTGCTCTGGATGATTATTGCTCTGAAGCAAAGGATTTAATCAGAGATTACCTAACTGCCTGTGAAACTATAATCCAGGATGTAATAAGCAGTGCCGACGTAGATGGTGGGGCAAACGAACTTATTATGGTTGGCCCGCTTGGAGATCCATCTGCCGGAGCTGCTATAGCAAATTTGCCCCGTAAAAAAATATATAACGACATTGATAAGGGGCTTAAGCTGTTATGTGCGACTAATGGCGTTCCCTACGTTTCAGCATTAAAAACCTTTCAGAATAGTTCAGATGCTTTATTTGGTTCGGCTTCCGATATTAATCCGGGCACTGACGGTAGAGATTATCTCATCAAGCAGGTCGTAAATAAGTGGATTGAAATAAATGAGACCTATTAAAAAGGTAAAGCAAAACTATGATATATCCAGTTTATATTACTCAAAATGGCTCACCCAAAACCGGCCTATCTCCCGATTTTGAAAGTTTGCTCACTTTAGCCAACGACGACTTTGTTATTCAGTTCAAATCTGATGCCAACAATTTCCCCAGGTACTAGGGAATTATATGTTTGAAGGTGCAATAAAATGGCAATCTTAAAAGCAACAGTATACAGGGATATGATTTATGGCTGCTCCGACGGCTCCTAGTTTATCAATTAGTTTGTCCACTACAACAGCTACTGTGACTATCGACAGTGATGCCGGGGTGACGAATTACGTTAAATACAAAGGCAGCGGGGACACCACTTGGCAGGACGGGGGAGACCGGAGCGGTGATGGTGATGTGGCGGTTGCCGATCTGGATTATAATATTCCATATATATTTGTGGCGTATAGCAAGACGGCGGGTGGATTGTACTCTACGCCGTCGGTGGCGGTTATAGTTACATTAGCCGAATCCGGCGATACCAGCACTTTCGAGGATGCGTTTGTGGCGGAGGCGGCAAATACAATCGAAATGATGGGCTATGAACTGATTACCTATCTACCTGCTGGCGGCGGTTCAAGAGAGATCAAAGCGATAATAGACTACGAGGGGATAGATGGATTAGGCGGCGCCCCGCACGGCAAATCTTATACTATAGAAATATCCGTTGTGAATAATTCGACGACCGGGATCAGTTCCAGCGAGTTAGACACCGGGGGCGATAAGGTAACGATACCCAAGCGGATAGGTGAGACGGCGGCAAATCGGCGGATAACTAAAATCATCGAACAGGATGAAGGCATTTTGACTTTGGAGGTCAGATAAATGCCGATAGCGGTTACGGTAAAATTTGATAAAGCCAAACTTGCGGCGATACAAAAAACGCTCAAGGGCGTTCCCGGGGCGATGCCGAAAGTTATGGCGCGGGGGATAAATAAAACAGCGGCGGCAGCGGCGGCGGAAATTAAGCGGCAGGTTGCGGGTGAAACGACCGTCAAGAAAAAAGATGTCAGCAAGGCCATTAAGATCAGCAAGGCTAATTACAATCGCTGGCAAGCTGATGTAAATATCAATGATCGTCGGATTCCGTTGTTTAAGTTCAGGGGAAAAACCGGCGGCAAAAAAACCGTGATGATTAGCACTACCCCCAAACAATCGGCATGGCTTTACGCGAAAGTGTTAAGGGACAAATATGGGGACGCTGCGGTGCTTTCCAACAGTTACACCATTAAGCAAAAACGATATGTCAACGCTTCTTATGAGATCGAAAAAGGGAAGTGTAAGTCGATAGACGGTGAATCGTTTATAGCGACGATGAAATCCGGACACAAAGGGATGTTTAAGCGAACGCATCCGGGCAGTAGCAGAATTACGGAACTAATGGGGCCGTCAGTCGGCGGGATGTTAGGTAGTCGGGGCCGGGTTAAAAAAGTTAAAGTTAAAGGCGGGAAAGATTTGATGCACAATATTGATGTTCAAGTGAAATTATTATTGGAGAAACGGCGGGCATGACCACACCACGGATCGAGTATATAGCAGCCGATATTAAAACTAAGATTGATGAGATTACCACCGGTAATGGTTTTAATCAGACGTTGGTTGCGGTTCGTCCGAAACGTAATGATTTTAAGGATGTGCCGCCGGAAAACGGCAAGGTTTTAATCGTACAGCAAACCGCTGTACGCGAGGACGTGGAAGGTTTCGGCACCGCGCAACGGACACAGCGCTTTATTTTGATGGCGTTGGTAATTGATTCGGACACCGCTACTACATCAATCGACACCCGCCACAACCAGGTGGCGGCGGATATTGAGAAAAAGTTAGTTGTGGATATTACCCGTGGTGGATACGCGTTTGACACAAGAGTTGAGGACTCGGCAATATTCGACGACGACGATGGATATACCGGGATCGCCGTGGCGGTGGATATTAGTTACAGAACCAGCGAAACAGACCCGTACACAGCGGGCTAAGATAGGAGTTTAATTATGGCATTATCAGCACCACTATTGACCCGGAAACGATGCGTGCAGGTTAAGGTTGAAGCCGAAAAAGGAACGCAACTTTTAACCACTCCAACGGACGGTTTGTTTTTTGACCCGACTATGAGTCCGACCGCACCGTTTATCGAACGCAAGGGGGCCGGTTTGTATCTTGGCCATACCCAGGCGGGCATTCTCGGCGAATTGTCCGGGGAATGGTCGGCGGAAATGGAGTACCGAACCAACGGGACTATCATGGACCCGGCGTTGGCGATTATTTTACAAGGCTGCGGGTTTAAGAAATCGACTGAAAGCTATGCTCCTACATCAACTCATTCCGAGCAAAGCACCTTAACGATTATCCAAAGCGAGGATGGGATTCGGAAGATCATGCACGGCTGTATGGGGAATGTATCTATCGAAGGCGAAATTGGCAAACGAATAATGGTCAAGCCCACCATGAGCGGTATTTGGGATGCGCCAACCGATCAGGCGTTGCCAGCATACACTCCCGGAACCACCGCACCGCTGATGATGAAGGGCGGAACGTTCACAATAACGCCATCTGGGGGGTCTGCATTGTCTGTCTTGATTAGTAAATTTTCGTTGGATATGGGGAATACCGTAGCGATGCGCCCGGATCCGGATACTGCCAGCGGAATCGGATATTATATTATAACCGACCGCGACCCGATTTTCACGATGGATCCGGAAGCTGATTTGGTTGCGGGCATTGATTTTTACGGAGCATGGCTGGCGGGGACTGAGGCTGCGGTGTCGCTGGCTTTTGGTTCAAATGCTTACGAAATTACGATCACCATTCCGAAATTCCAATACCGGGAAATTAAAGACGGAGACCGGGACGGGGTACAGATTTACGACGTAACCGGACAATGCAATATCACCGACGGAAACGATGAAGTGACTATCGCCGTTTAAGGGAAACAATATGGACATTAAAAAAATACGAGAAGCGATATTAAAGAACCGGGCCGGGCACGAGAAAACTACCGACGATCAGTTGTTAATTTTGTGGCAGTCGATACCGTCTGACGCACAAACTCGATATATGGACTCTATCAGAAAGGGAAAAACCAATGCCATTAGGACTGGAGCCGAACCGGAAATTTCCGGTAATACTGGAAGTTGACGCGGGCAAAGAAAACCCACCAACGTTTTATTTTAAGTACCTGACCGGGCGGGATTGGCGAAAACTCGCGGAGATGTCAGATAAGATTACTTCTGCTGACGGTGGAGCCGAGGCGATTGATCTGATTTATGAATCGTTGGGTAAGGGTTTGGTTGGCTGGGAAAACATGATTGACCCGGAAACTCACGAGCCGATCCCGTTTGACATTAAGGAATTGGATCGGATGGTTTCGATGACTGAGACACATGAGTTGATGGAGAAATTCCGTAACCAGGGGATCGGAGCAGATGACAAAAAAAAATAAGAATCGCCGTGGCGTTGCGTTACGGCGAAGTGTGTAAGAATTGTCCTGGCTTGGCTAAGTGCCGAGACATACCCACTGCCGCCGAACCGTTGGTTATGCAGTGTTTGAGTTGTGACGGTACAGGTTGCGATGAATGCGACCACGGCACGATTGATATTGCCTGCTGCCCGATGCTACTGGTTACAGAAGATGTATTAGAAGTTATGGAATATGCAGAACTATACGAAAAAGGATTGCCGCCGGTTGCCGGTGGCGCGTTAGATCAAGCGAAAAGTTTTACAGATGCCTGTCGGATTATCTGGCAGGAAATAGCTTACTGGAAAAATAGGTTAGGAATAATCGGCTAATGGCGAAACATTCAGTTGACGTAGTTATCAAAGCACGCGACGAAGCCAGCAAGAAATTCGGCAAGGTCGGAAATTCCGCTAATCGCATGGGGGGTATGCTCAGGAAAGCTGCGGCGGCGGCGGCGGTATATTTCGGGGCGAGAGCTATCAAAAGCGCGGTTACCGGGACCATTGTGGCTTATGGCCGTCAGGAAAAAGCCGAGCGAAATTTACAGACCGCACTCGAAACCACTGGCAAATTCAGCCAGGCAACGTTTGATGATTTGAAAAAATACGCGTCCGGCTTGCAGCAGATTACTACTCAAGGAGATGAAGCGACGCTGGAAACTATGCGATTAGGGATGTCGATGGGGATTGGCATAGATAAAATCAAAGAAGCCACTGAGGGGGCTATCGGATTGGGCGCAGCCTTCAATATGGACATTGCGACATCAATGAAATATACCGCACTGGCAATGGCGGGGGAATATACGA